TCCAAAGAATACTAAGTGACGATCTGGTGTAGATACTATCATGTGTCTTGATGCAGTTGGTGCACCGGTTATAATTGCTGCTCTAGTATTTTCTGCACCTGTTGCTGCAGAGTCCCAAGAAAAAACGGCACTATCATGAATTAAACAAATGGCTTTGTCACCAAAATTATCTAGTGACCACATACCAGGTTCTAATACTAAATCTCCTGATGCTGCTTCACCCCATGCCACAAAGTTAGTTGTGCTAGTTACAGTTGCTCCACCACTGTGTGCAGCTTTTGTTGTACCTCTAACTTCTCTAGTTACACCCGTAAGTTCGTTACCAGATATGCCAGTGTAAGATATTTCTTCGTTATCTATTTTTATAAAGTTTGTACCACTATCTGGAAATTGTGATACGTCGCCTAATATAATTCCTGTGGTAACAGTATCATTAATACCGTTTGTTAATGTTGTTGTAGGTTCACCTGCAACTTCTCCGCCCCAAGATCCTAACGACCAACCAAAACCTTTTGCTTGCACAGCTGGTCCAACAGGATAGTAATGTTGCACTCTAATACCACCAGATGTTGTAGCACCTGATCCTGATTCGTTTGATGGCATTGTGATAGTAATAGTTGTGCTTGTTGGCACACTAGTTACCATAAATTTTTTATCATTAAAATCTGCTGCTGCAAAATCAGAATTAGTTATAGATGAAAAATTATCTAATAATACTATATCGTTTTCATTAATACTATGAGAGCCACTAAAAGTTATTGTAACAACTGCTGATCCGTTGGTCGTGGTAAATGCACTTGTGAGCGTAGTTGTGGATTTGATAGGATGTATATCATAAAATACACCACCTGAGTATGCGTATAAAATTCTGTTAGTTCCAATGATTGCGTATTTTCTAGCTTTACTATTTACGAAATGATGAAGACCTCTACCTGCACCAGTTAGTTTGTCATCGCCAAGTTGTTTCCAACCACCTATTTTTTCAGGTGTATTGTATCTAAACCTAACATTATCACAGTCGATCCATTGACCCTCTGCTCCAGTAGGTGTAACTTGTTTATTGATTCCAGGTGCAAAACCTATTTTTTGTAGCATATGACTCCATTATAATACTATTTTACAAATGAAGGTAGACCTAGCATTGGTCTTCCATCAAACTTGTTTTTATCAGCAAATGGGCCATTTACATGATTATAATGTAGAAATACTTGGCCACAAATGTTCCCGTCAAAAGGCTCTCGCCAATGTTCGAGTTCGCAACCACTATATACTAGCATATCGCCTACTTCAAGCAAGACTTTAGTGCCTTTGGGTGCATCGGGCTTATGTATGTTTTTATACTCGTCTATGACGCTGTCAGCCCCCGTACCGTCGATAAATATAGGCCAAGGATCTCCACCAAGGTTTAATGTAGTGGATATCTCACATGAGGGTCTGTCTTTGTGTCTTTTTAATTCATCACCTTTTTTATATATTCTAGAATATGAGTATGTTGGTATTAATTGTAGTCCTGTTTCTTTAGCCATAACAGGCAGCATTTTAACTAATAGTGTTTCCATAACAGGGTCTGCATAATGTGAATAAGTATTAGGTATTTGTTGATCTCTCCATGTTCCAAACATACCTGAATCAGCTATAATGTTATTATCATACATAAACTTAGCTGCATCACGTTTAAGTAAAAAATAATTAAATACAAAGTTTGCTAACTCGTATGATACTGCACCTTTAATTACTTGATATTTATTGAAAGCCATGTTGTATAAAATTAAAACTTACTGATATTCTTATATCATTTGATTGATTAGGTTCAACACCATGCCAAAGATAAAATGGAAAAATAATTATTCTACCTTCAACAGGTTCTAAATGAACTTCTCTCCATAATTCTTTTGGTGGTTGACCTTTTTTTCTTACAGGCATATTTAATTGAACTCCTGGTCTTGGATCAGTACAAGACAACTTACCAGAGTTTTTAGGTGCCTTTATATAATAGACACCACTAAATAAACTATTGGGATGTATGTGAGGTTGATTGTATCCTCCAGGTGGGTTTATGTTAGCCCACATGTTTCCTAATATAGGTTCTCTATCTAACCATTCTTCTTTCCATATATCCCTCATCGTAATAAATAATTCTTTTACTAAAGGTTCAAATATAGGCATCTTATGCATTTCAGTTGTAGAATGCCAACCATTACGATTTGTTTTTTTAACACCAGGATCTCTTTTAGACCACTCAATTATTTCTTTTTCAAATAGTCTATTATCTAACTTTACATCTTTACCGTATATTGTTGTTGGAAAAAATTGTTCTTTAATCATCTAAATGGTTTGCCTCCAAACCAAACAACTAAAGATTGTCTAACACCACGTTTAACTGGTTGCACTCTATGGTTTATAAAGGATGCAAAACAAATAGCGTGACCTTGTTTAAGTTCTCCAAATTTACCTGGTCCACCTAATTCTAAATGTCCACCTTCAAACTCTGAGGGATCATTTAACAATAATGTCATAGATATTTTTCTAACAGGTGGTTCATGAGTCATGACTGTATCACAATCCATATGCCAATCATAAAAACCTCCTTCTGGGTATTCTGTAAATTGTGCGTTTTCTGTAATTCTAATATCTCCAAAACCAAAATGATTTTCATTTGCTTTTTGTATAAATTGATAAAGATCTTCATACATGTGACTCATTTCTTTAAATGGTATCCAAGATATAGTTGTAACTCTTTTACTCGTGTCTGTGCCACCACCAGGTTTACCTGTACCAACTTGTGCTTTTTGTGGTGGTTGACTTCTACCACATTCTATAATTTGTCTACATTGATCTGGAGTAAATAGTGGTGTTGTTGTTTGTATTATCCAACTTTTCCATTTAGGTTCTGTTATAATCTTATTTTCGTACATTAACTTACTCCTCTATTTCTAATTGGATCATAATTAACATCCATGTTTGCTGCAAGAGTTCTTCTCCAACCAGGACCATTAAATGGATATACACAGTGTCTCATGTCATATGGAAAAATATAAAAATCTCTTTCTTTAGTTATTGGTTGATAATCTACATTCGCGAATTGACCAGAAGCTGCACCTAACATTTGTAATCTACCATTTTGTGGCACGTCCGATGCAGAATACTCTACGCCAAAACTTTTTGGTAGTTTTAAAATCATAACACTAGATAAACCTGTAGGCAGTGTTCCTTGATGCACATGCACAGGGTTGTATTCATGTTCAAACATTTGATTAACCCATACAGAATTAAAATGCATATTATAACCTTTTACTTTATTCCATTCTAAATAATGTCTAAACATAGATTCAAACCACACCAATACATTTTTTGTAAGATAATTGTGTCTAATCATTTTACTAGTGTCTTCACCATCATAAAATAAACTATGTTCTTTTTCTATTTTACCAACAAGTTGTTTATTTGCAGGCTTTAACTCAGAATATTTATTTTCATATATTGAGTTAATCGTGTGGTATATTTCTAAAGGCACTTCATATTTTAATACTGATTGGCCTAAAAATATAACATTAAATTTTTGGTTTTGCTCCAAGATCATCTGTTAGTTGTTCTTTCTTATTGTAAATCATTTCTCCTGATTTTTTAACTCTTTCTATACTTTTTAATTGACCTAACACATTAAATACTTCTGGTTGACTAGACCCTGATGTTAGTGTCTCTGCTTTGTTTTTCATTATTAAATGATAAGAATCTAATTGGTGTCTATTAACATCTTGTGTATCAAATGTGCCATCATCAAATTCTTTCTTTAATGTAGACCATAATTTAATTTCTCTCATTCTATCTTTGGCAACAAGTTGCATATTAGCTAAACCATATCGCTCTTCATCTAAATCTATTTTATATTTTGTTAATTTATATTCGTCTTGTTCTGTTTCTAATTTTTTTTCTAGCCATTTAATTTTTGCTTCTTTACGTCTACAATCAAAAGACAAACTCATTAAATTTTCTAAGAATACATTTTGTTCTCTAACACACTGCCAATACTTTGCAGCTTTTGTTGGATACTTCATGTCTTGTAAAACAGACATTCTCATTTCTGTTTCTGTTCTAAATACTTGTTTCTTGGTCCATGTGTCACGAAGCTCGGCTGTCATTTCTTTAAACGCCTTTACATCATTTGGGTCCAATAAATTATTTAAGCTAGGTGCTTCTTTTTCTATAAGTGCATGTATATTTCTTTTTTCTGTCATAATAATCCTTTCGTAGATGACTA